TTTTTTTTTTTTTTTTTTTTTTAATTGGGGGATTAATTTAAAAAGCGGTGGAAATTTAATAGGATCTCTTACCATTCCAGTAGTCTTGGGTGACTTTGGACATTTCTGGTGAGCGTTTTATATACTCTTTCAGGGTAACAAATTTGTCTAAATTGTCGCTAGGGGGAACGTTGAATACGTTAAAATTCCATTTGTCTTCTTCGGAGAAGGGGCCGTGATAATCCTTGACTTGCTGACGGATGTGGTCGAGGGTTGGGAAGTCGGGAAAGGAATAGGTTTCAGCGGTAACATCGAAATTTGGAAGTTGGAACTTCCATTTCTTGAAGATTTTCATTAGATGTAGCGTTGGAACGGGTTCACTGGGTAGGAATTTGATATATACCATCAGACAAAGGAGATGAAATACGGGGTCTTGGCCACAGTTAGCGTAGGCAAGGCCTAAAGCGCGGGCGGCGTGTATCCATTCTCGATGTGAGGGGATGGGGCGTTCGGGAAAAGCAAGCTGGGCAACCAGTTTGCCAATCGGGCGGGTGGGCATACCGAAATCATTATCATAAGACAAGAAGCTAATTTTTGTGCGGAGATTTGAAAATACTGATTTAAGAATGGAAAGAACCATTCCGTGACGGGATTCGCAGTAGATGGCGAGGAAGGCCATGAAGCGGGTTACCTGTTCAATATTCTCTTGGAGGAAGATGAGGTTATCATCACCCATAACACAAAAGAGCATTTGTAGGCACATGACTATGGTAAAGCCGAATTCGAGGAGACAATCAACAATGATGTACATATTACCAAAAGAATCTAAAAATTGCGTGTTCAGAAGTCCAGAGGGTACACCACCATTAAGACGAAGAAAGGAAAAACCATCGTAGGAGAGGTAGGTCATGCAAAGATACCAGGAGAGGAGGAATATCAATACATTGAACTGCTTTCTGGCGAAAGTGTGTAAATCCATCTTCGAGTCAGGGTAGAATCGAGTGGGCATATAGCCGTGGGATATAATGAGGAGGGAGGCTAGGTAGTCGAGGAAAAAAGCGACTATTACGTAGCGTGGTAGACGTTGGTCAAATTGAGACCAGTCTAGGGATATGAATGACATGAAGAACAGGGCGGTTCGGTCGAGTAAGGACATTGATCCTCGAAAAGTTTCGAGGCCGTGGGCGACACAGCATTCGGGGTTACGAAGTTGGGCGAGGGCAGGGGTGACAAGTGTCTTTTCGATGTGAAGGAATCGGTCATCAACGGAGTAAACGGGACGTATTTTCTTGGGCTCAGATTGAGGGCGGAGTGAGATTTGTGAGCGTATAAACATTTGCGTGGGATGTCTGGCGAACCAGTTTAGCATTATGTCTTGTTCAGAATCATAGTCCACTGAGTGAGCGGGGAAAGGTCGGGCGTGATCTTTGATATGATGAAATTCTGTTCGAAAGATGTTCATGGTGACGTTAAAGGAGTAGCCTTTGGAAGTGGGCTTATCCGAATATCGTACGGGAGTAGAGTAGCGGGAGAGGACACGGGTTCGGGGATCAAACTTTGAGAAGTAAGAGGAGGATGTGTTCAGGGGGGTTTCAGCTGCTAGGGCGTCTGCAAAATGTAGAGGGCGATAGGGTTTCAAATTGAATTTGAGTCTGATAACTTCCATGATTTGTTCGTGGCGTTCGGGGCTAGGCGTGGGGGGGTCGGTAGTTGGGCGGTTAAAGTCGCGAAAGGCTTGGGGGCCAAATGAGGGGGGACGACAGTACTGCTCAAGATATTGTTCATAAAGTGGAAACCAGTCGTGGATGATTTTAGTAATTGCTTCATGTGGAGGGGCACCTGATAGGTCAATTTCTTCATCATAAACTATGTTTGAACGAGCAAACTCGGTTTCTATGAACGCAGGGTCATCTGTGATGACGTGCTGTTTTTCGTCAATGTTGAGTGTGCCAGAGGCGATCTGGTGATATCGGCGTTCAGCGTAAGTAATTCCATGGGCGGGGAGACGGTCATGGGGATAGTCTGAGGGTTCGATAAACTCAAAAAGGTCGAAGTTTTCATCGCGGTGTTGGTAGCGGTCTTGGATAGAGTGCGTTTCTTGCTCAATATTAATTGCGATTGAGTGACAAGTTGCAAGATCGATGTAGGCGAGGAGTGACGTTTCGTAAACAAAATATGAGGTGGAAACATTGTTACGCGGGAGCGTGCGGCGTGATTCCCATTCATAGAGGATGTTTCTAATTGGAAAGGTCAATTGTTTTGTGGTTTGGTTTCGTTTTCTCTTTAGCTGGAAGCGAAGGAGTACAATAAAATAAACGAGGGTCCAAATGTGGAGCATGTTGTAGGCTTAAAATTCGGTCGATTATGAGATGAGGGTAGGTCATA